TCGCCATTATATTCCCCGTGCGGTTTGGCCGCCTAATCCTTCGTTATTAACACAAAACAAAATAGATTGACAGCCCATTAGACATGCCGCGCTCTGACTTGTTCAGAATGTGAAACATAAATCTCGACGTGATGGCCGTCCTCATCTACCAAAATCAATTTAGCTGGCGGGTGAATAAACACATCTTCGCCCATCGTATACTTCATATTCATCGCCTGCTCAATAAGGCGGTTACGCTGCGCCTCATATAGTGGATCGTATTGCGCAGGAGGCGGGGGCAGTTTTAGTTTCATCGACGCCCACCCGGTATAGCATTAAGCCGCTGCGTCCCAACCCGCCAATCAGTGTTGCTGGTGGCCGTTACCTTCATCTGTATTTGTCGGCCGTTGAAGCGGACAGATGTAGGGTTCGTCAGGGTATAGGGGCCGTAGGTTTGCTTGTCGCCATTTGGATAATAGCGAGAAGAGAAGGTCGCAGTGACTTCGCCTTGGTTGCGTTCGTCGGGGATCATCTCGTTGATATACAGGATGTTGTCGCCTTGTCCAATCTGCACTGGCCCTGTCTCGGCGAACACGCTTTCCGTGCCGTGGTTCATCCCGATTTCGTGATCGTAGATAAAGCCGTCATCGGACACCATCAACGGGTTGGCGAACACGCCACGGTCAATACCGGCTGAACGGCCCAACGAGCCAATCGACCAGTTGTTCTGGGCGTAGTTCCAGATTACATAGCGGTTGTTCTCTTGGCTGGAGGCCGATGGATAGAAGAACCACACTTCATCAAACTGCGAGTTGTTGACGGCGTAAGCCTTGCTGATCTGCGCTTGGTTGATGTCGGAGAACACATAGTCTGACACTTCGCACGGCACAGATTTGACGTAGCCGTCGTACATATAGAAGCCACGCGAACCCATCCAGACCGCGAAGTTATCCTGAACAGCAATCGCATTCGGCCCAGCTAGGCCGCAAGCACGACCGGCGAACTCAGATGTATATACAAATGGCTGGCCGACATAGGACACGACGTGCGCGTCAATGTCCGTAAGAACGAGAACTTGGCCACGAACACGCTTGGCTGTGATAATTTTGCCACCCGTCTGCAACTCAAGGCTACCGGCAAGGTTCGTGGATGCTGGCGTCCAGACTGTGTTGTCTTCAAGATCGGACCATGCAATCTTGCGCGGATTGCCAGACGCACCAAGAGCAAACATCGAGCGTTCGTTCGTGACTAGAACGCCAGTGTTAGATGTCGGCGCGTTCGTTACGACAGCAGCCTTTGTCGGCGTTGTCGTGTCCAACCGCCACTCATAAATCTTGCCGTCAAAGTTTGAGCAGCCGACGAGATACTCGCCCCATGTATCCAGCGTCCATGTCGTGGCCGGGGTAACAACGCCAACGTCTGGGCGTGGTGTACCGTAGAAGCCTGCACCGTAAAGACCAACGCCATACCCGCCACCGACAGTCGCGTTCGCATTGCCGACAACAAAGCCGACAGGCGTGATATCAACGATAACACTGGACTGTGTGATGGCGTAGAGTTTGGAGTGCGTGCCGACGGAGATGTAGCGGGTGCTGTTGTTAGAGCGCCATGCAATCATGCCACGGGCTTTACCCGTCAGAGCCGTAGACGTTCGCGCCTGCCACCCACCAACGGGACGCATCATCCCCTCAACCCAGCGCACAAGGTTCACGTCATACCACCGGCCAGAACTGTCAAGTTCGGTTCCGTTGCGGTAAACACCCGGCGGGATACTGATAGGGATAAGCGCCATTTAATTACCTGTGCGTAAGACTAAAGTTCTTATATCACTTATTTGGGATTTTTACAGCCTCTTCCCATGCTTGAACTGTCAAGCGATGCTTTACACTACAATCCGTATACTTTGCAATGATGTCGGCTTCCCAGAGCGCCCGTTCAGGGTCGATCAGTACCAGTGGTGGATTACTCAGAGTCGGACACTTCGCTGCTAGGTTTGCCGGAGGAAGCGGCATTGGCGTCACGGACACCGCTTTCGAGCAACCCGCGCAAAGCATCAGGAGCAGCGCAATCAGCAGGGGTGGCAGGAACCGTTTTGTATATTTCACGAATAGTGTTGGTTCGTTCGGTTGCCACCACATTGGCTTGATCCCGTTCGTATTCGTAGGTTTGCGAAACATTATCTACTACCTCTTGTTTTTTGATCCGTAGCTTCTCGGCTTTTTCCAGCGCCTTTGCGTATGCTGCATCGCACTGCCAGTCACGGACTTTATATCCGGATGCCGCGCCAATAATAAGCGCACCGCCCAATGCGTAAAGCATTACTGGGTTAGGTATCAAAGCCATGCGGCGTACTTCTTCGTCTTGGCCCTGCGGTCATCGAGGCCGTGCGTGCCGCCATTAATGCGCTTCGTCAGTGCAAGGATTGCGCCTTCGCCAACGCCTTGGTCGCAGATCGACCATAGCTTGTTCTTGTCGAAGAACCACAGCGCGCTCTCAAAGCATAGTTCGCCCGACACAAGGTCGGGATTATCCATTACTTCGGGTCGTCCGATGTAGTTGGCAAAAGCTTGGTAATTTGCTTTTCCAGTAAGTTGGAGAGCGCCACGTCCACGGAACTTCCAGCCATCCCCAGACGCTTCATCGCCATTGCCCATGCGGTTTGCGTATGCACGATTAGCAATCTTTTTTGGCTGGCGTTCATATGCCCTAGCAATTGCTTCAGTCTGGAAATACTTGTCAAAAGTGCTGCGAAGTCCTTTTGCGCCATAGTTCAAATTCTCCGAGAACGCTTTAAAGCCGCCGCTTTCATGCGCAGTTTGAGCGAAAAAATGTGCAGCACGATCAGGTGATAGTTTATAAAAAGCCGCAGCCTTCTTAAATGTCCCCGGACCGAATGCGCCATCTGCCGTTACCCCTATCTTCTTTTGCAGTTCAACAAGGCTCATTTGCCCGCACTCCGCCAATCAGGGAAGTCGTTTTCGTCAACCACGCCGTCGCCGTTGGCGTCATAGCGTAGGTCGTTGCGATACTTTTCCCACGGCTCCATCTCGTCGTCTTCGTCCTCTTCAGGCTCATCAATAAAGACTGTGCCGTTCGGATCGCTGTATGGCTTGGGCGCTTCGGGTTCTGGCGCTACCTCTGGCTCTTTGTCACGCGCATTGGCGTTGAGGCTCAGCCCGCCCAGCAGGCCGACGAATGCACCGATGATGGTCTGGAACGCAGGGTTGATCATCTCAATAATGGCCGTGCTATCAACCACGTCGTTGGGGACAAACAGACCTACGGCCAGTGTCAGCACAACAACAAGGATAACTGCCGCCAGCGTGACGATAGCCACGCGCACAACAAACTCAACGGTGTCGTTCACGCCGTCATGCTTGCTTTCAAAACTATTGAGGAAACTCATTATCTTCTCCTTCGTCTGGCTTCTTGGACTTCATGGAGCCATTGCCCTGCCCCGCCATAAGCCCAGCCAATGCCCCAACGATAAACGTAGCTATCGGGTTGATTAGCTTAAAAAATTCTGCGTCGTTGGGGGACTGGCCCTCCATCGGCTGCGATACAAATATCAGCGAATACAGCACAGTCGCCACGATAAACATGAGCGTAAACGAAAGCACAACGCCGACGATGAAACGCAGCAGTTCCTCCGGCGACCAGTATTTAACCTTCTTCGACAACTTCGTTCTCACCTGTATCTATCAGCCATTCGGTGCAGTAGCCCATAGCTACACATTTGGGCTTCTTGCAAATATCCTCCTGCCAGTTCGCTGGGTCTTGGCAGTCGTAACGATAGCGGTCTTCGCAACCCATGAGGGCCAAAGCCGCAAGGGGTGGCAGAAACCACTTCATTACCGATCTGCCTTATGATCCAGCTTGTCTTCAATCCGGCGTAGGTGCATCATCACCTCATCGAACTTCTTGTCGATGGCGTTGAACTTTTCCTCGCCGTAGTCTAGCTTTGTTTCTAGAATTGCGAGGCGGTTGCTCAACTGCGTCCACACGCCAATAAGTCCGAAGACACCAGCGATTACAGTTAGAAGGGTATCAAGGCCGAAGCTGGTATCCATCGTGCTTTTCCTTTAGCCCCAAGGAAGAGGTGGATTAACAACTGGCGGGTTCTTGGCGTTCTCGATTTGAGTTGCAAGGCTTGCTTCAACTGCGGCAACAGCTTCTTCGCCCATTGCAGCGTGTACCCAACCGATTACCTGCGCTTCGGTCAGGCTGGCGAATGGTGTGAAGGCTGCTTCTGGATCGAGCGTTAGGGATTGTGAGCCGTAGCTGTAACCGGAGAACTCGCCGTCCTGTGCGGCAACCGACCAATGCACGGTGAACACAACATCTGCGTTACCTTCAAACTCTGGGTAGCAGTCAAGCTGCGATACTTTCCAAGTGGTTTCCATTTTACTTTCCTTCTAGTTCGGCGAGACGCGCCCGCACTGATTGTAGTTCCTTGACCAACATTGGGACTAGCTTGGAGTAGTCCACGCCCATCATCTCGTCTGGGTCTGAGGGCTGGTTGACGGCTTCTGGTGCGACTTCGACTAGTTCTTGCGCAATGAAGCCGTAGCGTTGGTGGCTGCTGTCTTCCTTCCAGTCAAACTTCCGTACTTGAAGCGCGTCTATCAGGCTGGCTGCATCATCCGCGTTTGCCACGTTTTCTTTAAGGCGGGCATCGGATGTGACGTTGTAGAGAACCGCAGTTGTGCCGCTGTGGCTGATTGAACCTGCGGTATTGCCAGCAGAGTTCAAGAACAACTGAAAGAGTTGGCCGCTACTTTGCGCGTCGGTATTCTTGATCACCAACATATTGTAGGTGTTAAGCCCGCCAACCAAGGCGAACTTAGAACTAGAAATCGCACTCGTCGTTCCCACCAGCAAGTTACCGCTGCTGTCGATGCGCATACGTTCGTTAAGGCTGATCGCTGTTCCTGCGGTGTCGGAGGTGGCATTAAACCAAGAATGAACCCCGGCAGATTGGTTATAGAGCGTAGCTGCGCCAGTTGCGATACGCTTCCATCCGGCGTTGAAGTAACCATTCGCTGACAAATTCAAGTCGCTGCCAGCGCCCATAACCCCACCGCCAGCAAGCTGCATAGCCGGATAGGTGGCCCAAGCACTAGGCACAACGCCAATCCCGACGTTGCCGCTGCTGTCGATGCGCATACGTTCGACGAAAGAGCCGCCACTGTCAGTGCCGAAACGAAATTCGGAAGCACGCGCCAATAGTGGCACTGTGGAGGCAGCAAGGGGAGTGTTCCATGCTTCTAGCATTGCGCTAGGTGTGGTGGTAATAAACGCGCCATCGCGTATGGAAAGCGAAGACGCGGCGGCAGTCTGGACTGAAAATTTACCCAGAACATTGGACGTACCAATCCCGACGTTGCCGCTGCTGTCGATGCGCATGGCTTCTGAACCGCTGCCAACTACAAAAGTCAAGATACCTGTATTGACCCCTGATGTGCCGGGGACATACCCAAGTCGGACGTTGTTGCTTGCTGGAACAAAGTCAAACAAGCCACCCTTTGTATCAAGCGTAAACCCTGCGCTAGAATTGGTGTGTACGCGAATGGCTCCTGCGACACTAAGTTTTTCCGCTGGCGTACCCGTACCAATCCCGACGTTGCCTGTATCGGTGATGCGCATACGTTCTGTTGCGTTGGTGTAAAACGTCATTGGATAAGCGCCATCGGCATAAACCGCACGGGCATAGGCTGAACCAAAGAACGACCCCGTAGAGCTATCAATTCCAAAGTAGAAATTACCACTATTGTTTTCAGCGCGAAGCCCAAGATAGCCAGTGGTGTTTTCTTTAACGCGTATAAACGGGATAGCACCCTGCACATCAAGTTTTACGCCCGGCGTAGCCGTACCAATCCCCAGCCGGTCGTTGGCGTTGTCCCAGAACAGGTTAGCATTGTCCTGCGTATATACGCCAGAAGCGCCTGCAAAGACGACGGAGCCAGCGGTGAAGGCAGTGCCCGTTCCTGTGCCGCCCTTGGCGACACCTAACGTCGTGATCGTCGGCTCTTTGGCGTTAAGTTGCGTCTGAATGTTTGAAGAAACAGTATCCAGATAGCTGAGTTCGGTTGGGCTGATCGTCGCGCCATTGGCGGACACGTTGCCCGCGATGGCCAGCGTCTTGCCTGCACCGACATTTAAGCCAACAGAGGTTCCTGTACCAGCCGCAGCAAAGAGCGCATCGACTAGATCGAGATCGGTATTAACCTTTGTCCCCCAAGTATCGGCGGATGCGCCGACTTCAGGTTTCGTTAATCCAAGGTTTGTTGTGGTTGTATCAGCCATTTAAGTCCTCACGCAGCTTGCTGCCATATTTCTGCTGTAT